TTCAAATCCGGGGATGTCGAGTTCAACGCACGACTCGTACAACATGAACCGACCGTCGTTCATGTCCCTGAACCCGGTCTCCTCATCCTTGGCCTTCTGAATCTCGCTATACATCCTGTCGGGATCACCCACATCAACCGTGGTGTAGAACCCGCTGTTCTGCAGCTTGACGAGGTCGTTCTTGGTCTTGGGCAGCTGGTGCGTGACGCGGTGCGACGTATAGGCGTCCGAGACGCCGTAGGGCAGGATGATGTCCTCAGCCGGCACGAAGACCGATGTCTGACGTCCAAAGCTGGGATCGTAGTAGACCTTCTTGAAGCCGCACCCCGTCCCCGGCAGGTTCCACAGCAGCTTCTCGTGGTCGGGCCGGAACTCGGGCATCCGCTCGGTCAGCTGGTAGTTCATCTCCGCCGTCACGCGCGCAGCGGCGTCCTTCTTCTCGGGCGTCTCTTTGCCCACAATCTTCGACTTCACCGGCCCGGCGGCAGGGAACGTCTCCGTGATCGTCTCCGACTGAAAGCGCACGACCGCTTCGGTGATGACAGGGTGCGTGATGCCGCATGCGCCCGTCCACGGCTCGGTACGCTCCTCGTACTTGAGCCCCAGCAGCTGGATGCCGTCGATGTAAGTACGCTCCCAGTCCTTGCGCGCCTGCAGATCGTTGTCGATCTCTGACATCAACTCGCTGACCATCGACTGCACATACGACGGGTCAAGGTGCTCTACCAAGTTGGCGCTGAACGGGATGTCGCCTTCCTCGTCCTCCTTGCCAATCGTGACCTCCAAGCCATCTGCGCGGATGTTGACCTCCTCCGGGTCAACGATCTCGATTTCAATCTCCTCGGGCGCAATGTCTGCGGCCAGCGCTTCGATGCCGGCAGGGGCTTGGTACAGGCTCTTGTCCATGATGTCCTCAGTAGTAAGCTGACCGGCGCGTGCGGCGCGTCCAGTTCGGTTCGTCCTTGGCGTCATCCGACAGTGCGATGAAGCCGCCGTTTCGGTAGCGATTGAGTGCCATCACGACGCAGTCTACACGGTCGTCGTGCTCGCCGTTGGGAAACTCGGCACACTCATTGATCACTTCGTGCGCCCACAGCCTGTCAGGTGCCCAGACGATGCCATCGTGTAGTATCGGCGCAACAGCGTGCACACGCGCCCGCTTGTCGTTGGAGACCAGCCGCGTGCCGCGCGAGGGGCTGAACTCCTCGATGGCGATGTCCATCTGCCGCAGTTCTTGGATCAGGGGCGCGCCTGCCGCCTTCTTCTCGATCAGCACGCACTCAGGCGACCAGTCCTTGTAGGCTTCGAGCGCCTTGGCTTTCAGCTGGGGAAACTCCCACCGACCCCGGCACGCGTCGAGCAGGATCAGTTCCTGCCGCCCCGTCTCTTCGTTGAACCACACGCCCCACGTCGTGCAGGCGCTGTAGTCGTTCATGCTCTTGGTGTCGTGCGCGGTGTCCCATGTCTGGAGCACCCATTCAACAAGTGGCGGCGTTTCCTTGGGCCAGATGCGCCAACTCTCGCGCTTGAGCAGCGCCCCCTCTTCGGAGGTGGGCTCCTGCATGTATTGCGCCGCCCAGTAGTGCGGCTGCATGCCGGCCTTCTTGGCCAGCAACTGCTCCACCGGCCACTGCTCAGGCCACAGCGAGCGCCCTGACGGCAGCACCGCAGGAAATCGCACCTCATGCCACGGCTCGGCCTCGGGGTTGTCGTCGGCCCACCGTAGCGCGCGCCCGATAGGGTCACGCTTGCCCCAGCGCGTGCCGATCATGATGATGCGGCCTCCGGGCATCAAACGCTGCAGGGGGCCCACCTGCATGTAGTTCCACGCCACGTCGAATGCGTGGTCAGGGTTTGCCAGCACGGCTTGCTCAGAGACCAAGTCGTCTGCGATCAGCAGATGCGCGCCATGGCCCGCCACGTTGCCGCCGATACCCAACCCGAGGTACTTGCCGTCTTTGCTTGTCGTCCAGCTGTCAGCTGCCGACTTGTCCGCCGACACGATAGTGTCTGGGAATATCTCCTTGTACTCCTGCTTGCCTATGAGGTTTCGCACCTTACGGCCAAAGTCTGCCGACAGGGCAGACGTGTGCGTCACCATCATCACATGGTGATGTGGGAAGTGCCCCAGATACCATGCCACGAACAGGTAGGCAATGGTTTCCGACTTGCCAAAGCGCGGGGGCATGGAAACGGTCAGCCGGCGCTCAGAGCCGTCTCGGACCTTGTGCAGTATGGGCTTGAGGAAGCGGTGGTGGGGCCCTTCCTTCCAGTCAGTGTAGACGTGCCGACAGAAGGCCAGAAAGTCTTCGCGGCACTCGCGCAGCCGGCGCTTGCGCTCAAGCTCGTCGAGGCTCTCCAGCACCGCCTGCTTCTCGGCAAGCGGCATCTTGTCCAGATTGGCCAGCAGCGCCTGCACTTCCTGCGCTGACAGGCTCTCAAGCATTGCTGCGCTCCGCGACGACGCTGATCTCGGCGTCCAGATCGACCACTTGGGCTGTCTCAGCTGGGCTGTGTGTGAGCGCCGGGGGTGCTGACTCGATCATGGTGGGTGTCACGTCGATGGCGTAGCGGCTCAGACGCTCGCGCAGGCGCGCCTCGATCTCAGCTTCCGTGGCGTCCTTCTTGGTGACTTCGATCCGCTCCGTGAACAGGCCCACTTCGGTCACATTGCCTAGCATCTGAAGCGCCCGGAGCCGAATTCTGGCGTCGGGATGCGTGGTTTCCTCCAGAATCTTGGCCACTGTGTAGCTACGAAGCTCCTTTGCCTGCTCTACGAACTCCCACTGATACTCATTGATCATGGAGTGCAGCTGATGCACACCCATAGGTGTGCGCACAGCCAGCACTTTGCTCTTTTTGTTCGCTTCGTCCTGCTTTTCGCCCGCTTTAGTCAGCTTTTTGGTCGGTTCAGGGATAGAATCGAGCCCTGCAAGGGCTGCAAATGCTTCGCATGCCGCCTGTGTCTGCCGTTTTGCGTCCACTTCTACGTCAGATGGCACCCCCAACTCGTCCAACCATTGTGCCGTGCTCAGTTGAGCGCCGAGAAGGTCTGTTGTCGAGACGTTTTCCACGTCGCGGGCGTCGCCTATGACCTCCGGCTCGGGCTCGAATCGCATGAGATTTTCAAACATGGGGCTCGCTCAAGGCTGTTGCGTGCTGTAGCGCCGTACTGTACACTTGGAACGGGCGTTGGTGCAACGCCGATTGTCTCCTCTCCTGTGGGTTGCCCCCGATGCGCGCTGCGCTCGGGGGCTTTTTTACGCCCAAAAGCCGGCATTTGACTTTGGACAAAACGTGGGGTGAAATTTTTATAGGGGGTGGGGGTGTTGTGTATTGAGCTTGAGGGGCGATGAAGCGCTGGTGAAGCTGACGGCTTGACTTTTGACAAAAGATAGTAGCAAATTTTACAAAACGGGGGAGCGGTTGTGCGAAACACTGTCTGCGCCACGCCGCCACGCCACGCAGCACACGGGGCCCTCCCCGGTGGGTGGGGTCCAAACGTGGACGGAATTTAGGGCAAAACAGGCATGTGGTACAATGTTTACGTCGGCAGAGCAAGCCGACATCCCCTAACCGGGACAACATGTCCCGACAATCTTGCAAAGGTACTCTCATGTCTCAATTCACTACCGCCATCGCCCATAAGGCCGTCGCAGCTGTCGCGACCATGGCCTTCGACGAAGCCGTATCCTTCGTTGTGATGGTCGGCGATGGTGCCGATCAGGCAATGCACCTTCTGGCGCAGCGCCGCGAGCTGAAGGGTTGCACCTTCGCTGATGTCAAGGCGAAAACGCTGCGCGGCTTTGCCGCTGCGCGCAACGTCACCCTCACGGTCGGCACCCGTGGCGCGGCGGCCGGCGCGCTCTGCTGGCCCGAGGACAAAGCCGGCGCTGCCGGCAAAAAGGCGCACGAGCGCTGGATCAAAGCCCTTATCGGGCAGTCTCAGAAAGCGAAGGAAGAAAAGACCCCTATCGAAGTGCCCGCGCACATCGCGAAGATTGCCGCACAGCTTGTCAAGGCGTGTGGAGAATACGAGGAGGCCTCGCGTCTCCTCGCCACAGCCGTGGCCGAAGCACGCGCCGCTTGACATTGGACACGTCGATTGCCGGGACACGTTGTCCCGGCATTTTCTTCCGAGGATAGCGTGGCTCTACGTTGTGGGGCCACGCTGTTCCGCGCTACACCATCCCCGTAGCGCTCAGCATTTGGCGTCGAGTGCTGAGCAGTGCGGGGCTATCCTCGCAAGCTTGCCGACGTAGTCGGCGTCACGAAACCGGGACAAAGTGTCCCGGCAACCTTTCAGGAGCTTTCATGTACGCACGCTTCAAGCTCACCCCGGCGCAACGCGCCAAGGCCGAACAGATGGTGGCCGAGGTAGCGAAGTACTCCGATCTGGAGCACTTCATAGACTGCGGCGTTTACTGGGTGGACGCGCACGCGTCCACCAATCCAAACCAGTACGTCGGACTCACGTTCGACGGGTACCTCGAAG